AAGGATGATGCAGTACCAAGCAAAGACAACTTGACATGCCCTGTTAATGGATTGATTACCTGTGCTGTAAATGTATATGCTGTCAGTGAATTGTAGTTACTTCTGAATTGAGAATATGCAGTAAATCCAGTAAGATTCATGGAACTACCATCATCATTGGTCAGTTCCATGTCTGCGATGAAGTCAGAACCTTGGTCAATATATAGATTTGCTGTGATTGCCATCGTTATTCTCTATTTGAAATTACACTAGTATTTATAGTATCTAATATCTTTCGAATTGACTTTTTTATATCTGATAGCTCTGATGTCAACATATTGATGTTGTTTTCTATTTCAGAAATCTTATCTTTATCCGAGCCCATCTTTTTTCTTTGATTGATGTAATTTTGATACCCAGTCAAGTCGGTATTAACCACTGCACTTGACTGGGTATCTTTAATCAAAGATGGTTCGTTTTGTATCTTTAGGTTATGCACAAGCAATTACTCTAAAATCTTGTAGTCTTGGAACCATCGCAGTATTTGTTGACTTCAAAACCACCTTCACGACGATTGAACCGAACTGTTCCAAATTTGCTAATGAGTATTCTGCATCAGTAAATACATTTGGATTGACTTCTGATACAAGTGTTCCTGCATCTGGAAGAATTCTAGTGTAGTTAATTTTATCTGTTGGTGTTGTTGAACCGACAGCTACTGTCTTGTAATACACTTCGATGTCTGCTTGTTGTGGTTTATTGTATGCAAACAAAATCTTGAAGAATGATGATGGGTTCTTCAACTCAATCGTCTTTGTTACATACTTTGATGATGATGAACTATTTACTGGTGCAATCTCATCAACAAACTTGTTCTTCAATGTCAGTGTAATACTGGTTGATGTATCGGTAACTAGATTTGCTGAAACTCCAATATATGATCCGTCAGTGGCAACACTGGTTATTAAGTATGTTCCATTATTCGAAGTTGATCCTGCAATTGTGATGTACTTACCAACAGTAACCGTTTTGAATGTTTCTCTTAAACCGGCATTTGCTGTCGTGATTCGTTCATTTGTTGCGTCAATTGTGACCAAACTTGAAGCAGATACAAGAACTCTATCGTCAATACCAGAAACATTTAGTGTCTGTGATGCAGAATCAATTCTATTACCAACCAAAATTGCAGATGCTCTTTGAATATCAATTACTGGTGAAATTGCTTCATTTATTGTTGACAATGTAGTAACCAACTTCAATGATTTTCCACCACTTAGGTTTGTTGTTTCATTTATCTTTGATGCAACAATTCTTGGTTCTGTCAATTCAGATGTCTCATTAAGAATTACTGGTGTTCCGCTTGTATCTAGACCATATCCAACATTTGTTGTTATGATTTCTGCAAGTAGATTTGTTTCACCAAATACTTCACTCTGAATTGATGGTTGAATGGAATCGAAGCGAACGTTCTTTGTTGCCTTGATTGAACTATTACCAATAAATCCAGTTGCATTTGCTGATGTAGCTACAGTTATTACATATGAATCAAAATCAACATCACCGATTACGTGGTTTGCATTGATTTGTGTGCTTGGTATGTTGTTGTATGTACCAGCAGTCAATCCAGATATAGTGACTGTTGAACCAGATGGCATACCATGATTGCGATGTAATACACGAATCTTGTTTGAACCATTTGTTAGTTGTAATGGATTTGGATCGAGTTGATCGAGTGTTAACTGATCGTTTACAAATGTAACAACACCATTTACAGCAGTATTGAATGATGCTCGATACATAGTAAACTTTAGGTCTTGTAGTTGATCTGCTGTCCATGTACTTGCATTTTGTGACTTGAACAATACACCAGCATAAGGCTGTTCGCTGATGAATCGATCTGTTCCAATATTCAATTCACCTAGCTGTGAAATCCACACGTTATAGTTGTTTGAATCGGACAATAGAACCAAGCAATATTCTGTTGCGTCCTGTAGATATACAGGTGAACTAAATGTAAATGTTGTTGCTACAGATGCATCAGTTGATACAGAAATCTCATCCCATGATTTTATGACAGTTGAGAATGGAACAATCTTCTTACCGGGATATCCATTGACAACTTCACGAATTTCAACTCTCATTGGAATGTTGTTGGCTTCGTCTCTTGTGGCAAAGAACAAATCTACCTTTGTCAAGAACATACCACCAGACTGTTGTACTAAGAATGTCTGTGCTAGTGGGTCATACCAGCCAGTGTCACGAATAACACGGCTGCTTGTCTCGATGATAGTTCTGTTATCAGATACTGTTGATTGAACGAACTCTGCGTTTCTTGTTGCTACGATTGTTGCCTGTTTAGTTTCTAGAATACCTTGTGCTCTGTATTGCTGACTACTCGTTGATGTCGCTGTATTATCGTTCAGTGAAGAATCTGATAGTCTGAATTCTCTAACACCAGTTCTGAATCTCAATGCATCTGTATTAGGAATATTGAATAGACCGATGACATCACCAGAGAAGTTTGTAACAAGTTTGCCACCCAATGTAGCTGGTGTTACTGCTACAGAAATTGTTCCTCTGGCACCAGAGATTGAACCTGTGATGATTTCATTGAGTGCGAATGTTCCTTTAATANNGTTCCTTTAATATTTACAACATGAATCTTGATTACGCCAGCAGAATTAATCTCACGATATGCAACAACAGCAGTTGCACCGGATGTCAATCCAGTAACTACATCACCCTTATTTAATGATGTATCTGCATTGTTATTGATTAGACGTGCAGTATCAGCCGATAGACCACCGACATTTGATGTAAAGTCAAAATCAGTACCAAATCCACTAATAGCAGTAATTGTTATTGGTGTTGCTGGTGTAATATATTGACTGATAGAAATATTGTCAAAGAATGGATAGAACCTTGTTGTTGGCTTCAATCCCCTAGCAGTAAACAATACATTTCTCGATCTGATGAATGGAATAACAGCAGTTGACAATGTTCTATCTTCAATTTGCTGTGTATCGATCTTCGCGACCAATGATGTTGTGATACCAGTTCTTGATTGACCTACTTCTGTAGCCAATTGTTGTGTAGTGATATCGCGGATTTTGCGATACTTGATATTCTGTCTATGTCTTTTTGTATTTGTACTTGTTACAACAGAAGTACCAGTCCATTGTGTTTGCCATGCATTCCATACAGTACCAAGGGCACCAGATGCTTCTGCAAGTGTAGCAACAGCATTGAAGTTACCTTCCTGATTGATGATGATGTCTGGCCTGCGCGATGTCTCAAACCAATCGTCTGATGGTGGGTTTAGCTGAGTATTACCAATGAATGTGAAGATGGCAAATGGATTGACATTTTCAGTTCTTGACGCATATGGTTGCTTGATTGCCTCGACGCTTGTATATGGCAATGTAATAAGATCACCAGTTAGCGCATAGTCGTCACCGGTACGCTGAGAATCAGTTGTGTTCTGTTCAATGAAATTGACATTGTTCATTGTGAAGAATGGTCTTAGCTCATTATTCTCCATGTCAATTGAACATGCATAGTCGGCAGACAATACATCACCAACACCTTGACCAGAAAAATCATCAACAATGAAACCATTCTTGAATCGATCTAGGCCAAATTCATCAACAATTGTCAATGACTTTGTTTCTTGTTCTAGTAATGACAACGCAGTGTAATATTCAACGTTTTCAATTCTCTTTTCCAATGATCCGATGTCACGCATGGTGTATCGTTTATTGTTTAGAGTTTCAATTTCAACGTTGTTTGATGTTGTATCGAAAGTGAATGGTTCTAGGAATACTTTATGGAGAACCATACCCAATCTTGGATCGGCAGGGTCTACTGGATTTTCAGCAGCATTACCTTCGATGTTGAAGAAATTGCCATCAATGTCGATACAAATCTTATCTTTTCTTGATAGGTAATATGAGTAATCAGATTCAATATCAATTCCGCGTTTTGGAAGTGATGTGAGTGAAGCACCAGTGCCAGTATAGTTAGCACCGGTATCATCCATTCTTGGTCTGAAGTCAAATGAATCTCGTAGAATTTCTGGAATTTTATCATATGAAATTGCACCAGCATATGAATCTACAGAGAAATAATCACCAGTACCATGTGTGAAATAATCAAACTTGATACGAAGAGTACCAGTTGGAACTGGCTGACCGGGTTTCAGAATTAGAGAACCAACACCATAGTGAGTTATTCTTTGACCATTGTCTAGGATGTATCTGTCGGTAATATCAATTGATCCGGCATAGACGAAAGCACCGAAAGCAGATGCCATTTCGATACTTCTGATTCTGAAAATATCAGCCTTGCCCAATGACAATGTTGATAGTGTTGCAGTAGCGGCAGTTGTAAATCCCAAAACAGAGAATGCTACAAGAGTTTTTACTTTTTCCTTAGCAGCAGCAACAGACTTATTAACAGCAGCAACAATTGTATATGCTGTTGAGTTCTCAAGACTTGAGAAAGTAGCTTGTGTACTATCAAGAGACAATGTGATTGCTGGTGTTGCAATTACGCCATTTGAATTTTTGATAACTAGATAGTTTGTCGCTAGTGCAGTAGAACCAAATGTCTCACCGGTAGTTGATAGATTGATTGTCAAAGACCCAGATACACTACTTGTTTGTGTTCCAAAGTTTCTAACTGTTGTGTATGAAGTGCCATAATCTGAACCATCACCATCGCCACGAATACTGCGAACTGCATATTGTGATAATGGGAAAATCAAAGATTGGTTTTCAGTTTCAACAATAGCTGTTTGTACTCTTGAATATACAACGCCAACTTGATTGATAGCTGATGCTAATGTGATGTTATAGTTATCTGTAATAACAGTGACACGAACAAGTGTGCTATCAATTGAAATATAATCGCCGACTTTCAATTCTGTTTGGAACTTGGTACCAACACCACGAATGAAGGTGCCAGAACCTTGTGTTGTTCTGTCGGATGTTGTGTATGAAGTGATTGAACCAGATAGTTGAACTGGTACATTTACAACGTCGCAAGTGAAATCAAAAATTGTTCCGTTATTGTAAAATACTTGTTTGACATCACGCTCAAAGGTCTTACCAGATGTCATCGAAATATCAAATAGGAATAACTTATATGTTGTTCCATCATGCTTCTCAATACCACGAATTCTAGCAGTACCAACAGAAGAACCAGCGGCTGTACCACCTGTTGCTGTTATTTGATCGCGAAGATCAACAAGTGGAAATTGTTGAATAACTTCTGGAATAGAGAATGTGTTGTTTACAAGAATATAGTTACCAACAGTCGCTGTTGTTTTTGTGTCTGAAACACGCGCAAAATCTCTTGCTTTATCAACTGGAATATATGTGGTTGAAACCTTCTCAATTTCATAACCTTGTACGTATGCCTTACCGGGTTCAAGGCCGATTGCAAGTTGTGCTTCTAATGTCGCATTTTCATTTACAGTTAGCGTAGTGGCTGGTGTGAATACACCTTGGTTATATTCAGGCTTTGGTGTCAATGACCACGTAATAGTACCATCGGATGCATTACCAATAGTTCCAGATGGCGTATGTACAGGCGCAGTTGAACCAGAAACACCGCTATTTTGTGCAGTGTAAAAGTTTGATGCATTAGATACGATATCGCCTGTTAGATAGCTTCTACCAGCAACCCACTGACCACGATCATTGTTTCGATATTCTTTTACACTAATATTGAATGGGCGAACAGTGTAGTTACCAGATTCGTCATAAGTTCTTCTTGCTAGTGTCTTTTCTAGTTCAGAATAATCTGTTTTGACTACACGATATTCAATGTCACCAGAATTGACTCTTAGTAATTCGATGAAGGATTCATCAAGAATAGAATCAAGTGCGATCTTTTCTAACGTCAATGTAATCTTATAACGATGAGCACCGGGAGCAGCAAAGTTAAAACTACCCTGTGCGTTATCATTCAATGAGGCATCTTCGGCGGATGTTACTAATGTCTCTGTAGCTCTTAGACCAACGCGGTATGATGGTGTTGTTGAGTATTTGTCAAGTACAATTACTTGAGAATCAACAAGTACAAAGTAACCATAGATGTAGTAAATACCAGATTGGATTGATACTAGAGAACCAGTACCAGTGGCAGCAGACGACAAAAGTCTTGCCGATCTTGGCGTATCTGCAACGCTTAGGATGCTTTCATTATTGGTGAAGGTCTTTGCAGTTGTTGCA